TTTTGAATCTTTATTTAAATCAGAAAGAAATGCAGGAAATAAATCTTTATTTTCTATTAAATATACATATAATCTATTTTCATAAAATTCTGCTTTTTGTTCAATGTGGTGATGATTAAACATAATCGCTTTTGTTTCAGGTGAAGTAGAATAATCACCAGATTGTGTTTGTAATCCTTTATTTTTTAATTGATAAGATAATTCTATTACTGCATCAGCACCTGCTCTCCAAGCTACTGCTGGTTGAATTTCATCTAATAAGTTTAATTCATCTGCTGATAATGTTTGAGCATTATATTTAGCTAACATATCTTTATAAAAATATGATCCCATTATTGATCTAGACCACATATCTGCAGCATTTTTTACTAATGGTAATATTTCTACAATATCAACATTTGCTGTGATAGATGTATTTGTTTTTAAATATGTCTCTGTGACGAAGTATATAATGTTTGCCATAATAATTTATTTATTTTTTATAATCCTAATATGTTTTTTGCTGTTACTTCATCAATACCATATGCTGCTAATCTAGCAACTGCTAATACTTCATTAAGTTTTCCTTTATCATAATCACGAACAATTCTAATAATATCCATATTCTCTTTTGCTGATAAACCTTTTAAACCTTCATTAATAATAGTTTCTTTTGTTTCTACATCATTAGATAATTTAACATCATCAGTTGTATTAGGATCAAGAGTAGGAGCATTAGGATCAACTACTGGTTTAATAACTTTATAATCATTAATAGTTAATGAATTTTTAATTCCTGATATATCTAATAAATCATTGAATACATCAGTTAATTCATTTCTTAATGGGAAAACAACATTCTCTTCAAATATTAAATATGAATCTTGAATCTCAGTTGTAGCACCTAATTGACCTTGAGTTTTAACACCCATAATACAAGGGTTAATCATATGAGCAATACAAATATTTTCTTTAATATCTTTACTTGTTGTTTCAAATAATTTATCATTTTGATTTGTTGATGGAATAACTACATCAGGAACTTCATCCATACCATTACCAGATAAAACTAATATATTACCTGTATTTTCTGCACCTTTATTTGATTTAATACCTGTTTTAAATATTTCTACTTCATCATCAGAAGTAAATGTTTTAGGATTTCTAATAATTAATGATGGCCAAATACTATTTTTAATATTTGATTTTTGTAAAAATGATTGTTCTGAATCTAAGAATGACCAGTTTAATATTGAATTATATCTTGGTATAGCATATACATCTTGTCCTGGTGTTTCATCTTGATAAACATATAATGACTCCAAATCTTTACAACCATATTCATATCTATTATATGTTTTACTTATCATACCTCTTGAGTAATCCGCAGAATATGAAAACTTTGTATTATCTTCATTATTTCTAATTGTTGATGGATCTAATCTTTTAAAAGATTTAAAATTACCAGATGCATCTTTACAAACAATAATAGTAATTCTTTTATGTATAATATAATCTCTTGTTAATAATTTAATTAATTTTTTAAATTTATTTCTAGTTTCAAATGTTAATAATGCAACAGTTTCTTTACCATTTTGTGGTAAATTATTATATTCAAATGAACCACCAATAACTGCATTTGTTATAAATTCAATACAAGCACCGTGAATAGGTGAAGTAGAATACATTTGATTTAATAGTTGTGGATATAAATTATCACTACCAAATCTCACATAACCATTTTGTTTATTATTAACATTAACATATGGCAATGATAAATTACCTTCACCAACAGTACCAAAAGGTGTAGAGAAACTTCTAAAATTATTAGAAGTATCATTTGTTGTTGATGTTGTTGATGTTTTATTTTTGTTTCCTAATCCGAACCAAGCCATATATATATAATTGTTATTTTTTATTTTATTACAAGTATCTTTCGTCAACTACTTGAGTATCAATACCGTCAACTATCATTCTACCTGATTCCATTAAATTTAAAAAATCATTTGGGTCTAATGATATAGTATCACTAGTATATATATTGTATTTATATTGACCAGATTTTAAGTTCAATGGTACATTAATACCACCAGTTGTAGAACCAGTTGTATCATTATCTATTAAAGTGAATCTATTATATCTATTAGTATATAGTGATGAATCAGTTGAATAAAAATAAATACTATCTTCAGGAAGTGGTAATGTTGTATATTGTTTTATAAATTCAAATATATAATATGGAGATGCATTGATATTAGTTTCTTTTAAAGTTAAACAAATATCATTAGTTGTATTTTTAGTTATGTATATCATAATTTTATTTTATTATTTTTAAATAAAAAAGGTGAAGGTAATTAAACCCTCACCTCTTATGTTATTATTTTTTGATTATAATTACGGTGCAACTATTAAAGTTGAAGCAGCGATTACTGTAGAAACTTCTAATGGAGATTTACTCATTTCACCAACCAATGTGATTGTGTAATTTGATCCATCTGCTTTTGCTGTTCCTGAACCACCTTCATCAGTAGTTAATTGAGCATCTGTTATTAACCAGAATAATCCATTTGCATCTTGAGCAATAATACCTAAGTATCTTTGTCCTGCAGCTAAAATATTTAATGATTTAGACTTTGCCGCTTCACGTCTATGAAAGACTAAAGAAGTAGTAGCAGTGTAATAAGTTGAACCATTTGTTAAATCGATAGCAGAAGCTACAGTGTAACTTGCTACATTTTTCTTAAATTCAAAGTTTTCTGCTTTAGTACCTGATGCTAATGTTAAAGCAGTTACGTCCCAGTTTACTAAATCTTCTGTTAAAGTTGCAACATCATCCATATCAAAAATATAAGCAGAAACTAAACCACCAAGATTATTATCACAAGATTTAGTTATATTTGTAAGTGTTGTACAAGCCATTTTATATGTTTATGTTTTTATTTTTATTTTATAAAGAGAGTATAATTAAATACTCTCTTTTATTTTATTTTGTTATTATGAATAGAAAACTATTTCAGTTGGGTTTGTGTAAAAGAAACCAACTTTCAATGTAGCTTTAGATCTAATATTAGGTTCATTAGTTGTTAATTTCATATTAACTGTGTTAATAGAATCAGCATCACCTTCACCATCACAAGCATAAATTAAGTTGTTTTTTAATGTTAATACCATTGTGTCATCAGACATACCTGGACATACAACAATCTGAATTCCTAAGAATTTTTGACCTAATGTTTCAGTAATGTAAGCAGCAGTGTTTCCAGATGCAGCAGCAAATTCATAAGCCTCCATAACGTTTGTAGAAACGTAGAATCTTAAGTCTGATTTTTTACGTATAATTGAAACTGGAGCAGCTATTTTAACTTTTGCCATTTCAGCTAATACGTTTGCAGATGTGATAGCAATCGCAGTTACATCAATAATTGCAGCGTCAGCAGCCATTTTAACTTCGTAACCATCAACTAAATCTAAGAAAGTTGAAGTAGCTCCTAATTTATTACCTCTCCATCTTAAGATTTGAATTTCTTCATTAATCTCACCAGAGAATGCTTCATAGAAATGAGACATTAAATCATTTGGTGTAAAATCAGCAGAATCACCTTTACCTAATTTAGTAGAGTAAAAAGACTCTTCAACATCATATTGACAGATTTCAACCATTGCATCGATAGTATCAACACTGATGTCAATAGCATCTAAATTTGCTGTTACTGAACTCCAAGAACAAGATTTTGCTTTTAATGTATCAGTGAATAAAAAGTTAGAGATTTTAGTTGCAGATTTTACACCTGAAACAACTCTATAGTTATCCAAAGTATCTTCAGTAATATATGCTTTTGCATACCACTCAGATGGGTTTGGACATAAAAGTGCATTTGCTGCAACTACTAAATCGAATTTTAAATTTTTCATTATTTTGTGTTTGTTTATTTTTTATATTTATTTGTTATTTACTTAAAAATTTATTTACATTTGTAAATTTTTGTATTGCTGACATTTTAACTTCAGTCGGGTTTAATTCTGTTGCTTCTTCAACAACTTCTTGTGCTTTTAAATCAGCAATCATTTGATATATTTCATCCAATTTAGGTTGTAATACACTTAAGATCAATGTTTCATCAATAGCAGGTGATTCTGTTTCAGCTGGTGCAACTGGTGCTTCAGCTAATTTTTCTTCTTCAGCTGGTTCTTCAACAGGCTTTACATCTTCTTTAGGTTCTTCTGCTAATTTAGCTTCATCTACTGGCGCATCTTCAACTGGTTTAGCATCTTCTAATTGTGCTTCTGCTGGCGCAGCAACATCTTCAATTATTTGACCGTCTTTAACGATGTAAGGTTTTCCCTCGATTAAGAACTGTGCTCCTTCTGGTAATTCCATACTTAGTTTATTATTTTTATTTTTATGTTCTGATAACTTCAATCCTAAGAAACCTTCTATAGAATATCCGATTTGATCATTCTTAACTAATTCGTTGAAGTATAATTGATCTGTTATTTGACTAACTACAAATAATGAACCTTTAGGTACTTTAGTATTAAAAGTTTTAAAAGATTTATCTGTTTCTGGATCTTCAACTATCCAAGCCTCTAAAATATATGCTGGTACT